CGCAAGGCAGAGTTGAATTAATTTGTCGTCACTTTGCTGAAGGCGGTATGAAAGAACTCTTTAGCTTAGTCAATAACTTGGTTATCAAACACCAAGAAGGACAAGATATGTTTAGACTAAACAATCAATTCGTACCTGTTGATCCTCGCTATTGGGATGCTGACAAAGATATTACTGTTAATGTCGCAATCTCTAAAAACAGCGATGATGAACGTATGGCAGTTTTAAATAATTTAGCAGGCAAGCAAGAACAAATCTTACAAACACTAGGGCCACAGAATCCTTTGGTGAATTTACAACAATACTCAAACACGCTCGCTAAAATGATTGAGATGGCTGGTTTCAAAGATGCCCAAAGTTTTATTAATACTGAAGTGCCACCAATGCCACCACAACCAGAAGAACAGAAACCTGATCCAGCTACTTTATTAGCACAAGCAGAAATTCAAAAAGCTCAAGTGCAAGCACAAAAAGCGGTCATTGATGCCGAAACAGATCGTATGAAAATCATCATGGAAGATGATAGAAGGCGTGATGAAGCTGAAGCCGAGATTAGATTGAAGTCAGCAGAGTTAGCTGGTAAATATGGCACACAGATTGATATTGCAGAAATCAATGCGTTGATGGAACGTGACAGAGAAACTATCAGACAGATAGCGAAAACTCAGTCACAGGGGTTGTTTAATGACGACTTCAACATCTCCAATTAAGTTATACCATTTGGAATGTGTGGTTGGGGAACACGTTTATATCGGCACAGACATCAAAGCTCGTAGTTTTGAACAAGCAAAATCATTTATGCAATTTTTATTTAAGGATAAAATAGAAGCAGATACAGAAATATTTTTAATTAAGGAAACGACTTTACACTAATGGCTGAAAACATAGATCAATTAATGAAATCTTTGCAAAGTCCAGAACGATTGCAAACTTATTTAATTCAAAAATCTTTGAATGAACAAAACAAAGGTTTAAATTTATCTAACATGATGACTTTGTTAAATAATAAAGATGTGCCTTTTGTTGATAGAGTTTTGAATCCACAAGATTATCCAAAGCCTAGTATTTTTGATAAAGAAAACAGAATGCAAACGCACTTTATGATGGCTTCACCAGATAAAGAAGGTAATTGGTTTGCTTTTCCTTCTGTTTTTTTTGAAGATGGAAAATACAAAAAAATAGAAAATGAAGATGAAGCGTTTGAATATGCTAAAAAAAATAAAAATATAATTTCTTTTGGCAAAGATAAACAAGCTGCTATAAATTTTTCAGCAAATTATAAGCCTGAAGAATTTAAAACACATTACAAAGGTTTATTATCGGTAGAATAATTATTATGAAAGATTCAAGATTAAAACGAGCTGGTGTTTCAGGGTTTAACAAACCAAAAAGAACGCCAGGACATAAAACCAAATCACACGTGGTAGTTGCTAAAGAAGGTGACAAAGTTAAAACCATTCGCTTTGGACAACAAGGCAAGACGGGTGATAAAACTATGACTAAGCGTGCCAAGTCTTTTAAAGCCAGACACGCAAAAAATATTGCTAAAGGCAAAATGTCCGCAGCGTATTGGGCAAATAAGGTGAAGTGGTGAGAAAGTTTAAGAAAGTACCAAAGACAAAAGGTGGCGTACCTAAGAAGTATGTTGCTGGCGCAAAGAACCCAAAGGCAAGGGAGAAAGAAATAAAAAGAACTGCTAAACTATACAAACAAGGTAAATTAACCCCAGCTATGATGAACAGAATATCTAAACAGAGAAGCAAAAGTGGCAGGAAGTAAAGAAGCAACTTTAAAGAAATACGCTAAGTCTAGTGGTATTTCCAAAGGCACTTTAGCAAAAGTTTATAAACGAGGTCTTGGTGCATATTATTCATCAGGATCACGACCAGGTACTTCTGCTCATGCTTGGGCTGCTGGTCGTGTTAGATCTTTTGCTACAGGCAAAGGTGGCGCAAGAAAAGCCGATGCAGATTTATTAAGACCAAAAAGTAAAAAGAGGAAAGCATAATGCCATTTAGTAAATATTCTCCAAAACAAAAAAAGTTAGCTAGAGTAGCTAAACCTCGTAATAAAATTACAGCAGCAGATTTTAAGAAATTAAAACAAACTAAAAAAACAACTAAAAAAAAGAGGTAAATTATGCCAATGGGAAAAGGAACTTATGGTTCAAAAAAAGGTAGACCAGTAAGTAAAAAAAAGAAAAAGTCTAAAACTAAAAAGAAATATTAAATATGAATAAAAAAATAAAAGCACCTAAAGGCTATCACTTTATGAAGTCTGGCAAGACTTATAAATTAATGAAGCATGAGGGCAAATTCAAACCACATAAAGGAGCTAGTTTAACTGCTGAGTTTGAAGTGCAAAAAACTCATGGTTAAGACAAGTGGACTTTGAGCAGTATTATGTTGAAGCATCTTTATTTTTGGCAAGCGTTTTAGGCGGACTTGCTCTTAAAGACTATTCAGTATCATTCATCAAAGGTCTTAAATTCAAACTCAACTCACAATTTAACGAAGGCGATAAAGTCTTATTAGATGGCGAACAAGCCATGATAATTAAGATTGGCATGGGGACAACTGTCTTTGGTGTATATTCAAAAGATGGCTATACTTGGCGTTATATTAGTAATAATAAAATAGAAAGTTTAAAACTAGAAAAAATAGTTGATAAAAATTTACACGTTGATTCAGCACATGAAAAAGCTATGAAACTACAAAAGATATTGGAGGGTAAAGACAATGATTGATAAATTTTTTAAACCAATAAGTGATTTAATTGGTAAAGCCATACCTGATAAAACTAAGCGTATGGAACTAGAAGCTAGTATCAAATCACAAATGATTGATTTGCAAAAAGCTCAAGCAGAAATTAATTTAGAACAAGCTAAACATCCTAGTATTTTTGTTTCGGGAAGTAGGCCTGCGATCCTTTGGATTTGTGCATTGGCTTTGATGTGGCAATACTTTTTAGCACCTTTGATGAATTGGATAGTAGTTATCTCAGGCTCATCAATACAGCCACCAGTTTTAAATACTGAAGGACTAATGACTTTAACTTTATCTTTACTTGGTCTTGGTGGTTTAAGAACTGCTGAAAAATGGAAAGGTGTAGCTCGTAATAATATGCGAGAAGAAAATGTTAAAGATGTACTAAGACCTTGATATGGTTTTTATGACAGAAATACCAGCAGTCTTATCCGATAAGAGCGTTAAGATATTTGAAGGCCCATTGGTTTATGCTAATGACTTTTCCGAAGCCGAACGCAAAGCAAAAGAAATGAACAAAGACTTAATGGTTGTAGGTGAATACTATATGGCTGAACAAATACTATTTGAAGATGAACTGGGAACTTTATAAAAACTTTAAAGCAGAAGAATTTGCTTGTCAGCATTGTGGTAAGGAAGGCATTAAAGAAGAATTGCTAAATAGATTGCAAGTTCTTAGAACTTTCTTAAATTTTTCTTTTGTGGTTAGTTCTGGCTATCGTTGTCCAAAGCATCCAATCGAAGCAAAAAAATCCAAGCCTGGTACACATACCACAGGCCTTGCAGTCGATATATTGTGTCGTGGCACAGAAGCATATAAAATTATAACTCATGCACAAGAATATGGTTTTACAGGTATTGGTGTTAATCAAAAGGGTAATAGTAGATTCATTCATTTGGATATTGCAGATCACTCAGAAGAAAGACCAAGACCAACTGTTTGGAGTTATTAATGGCAAAAGCAACAGTAACAGAAGTAGATAAGCGTTTAAGTTCGCACGAAGCTGCTTGTGAACAACGCTGGAAAGAAAATTACAGACGTTTAGAATCTATTGAACATGGTATTACCTCAATCAACAAAACCCTTAGAAACGCTTTGATATTTGTCTTAACTATATTTTTAGGCGTAACAGGATTTCTATTTCAAGAAATTATTTATCAAGCCATCTCATAAATTATGCCCTCACAAAAAGAAGTATTAGAAGCCAATGAAGCAGAAGTTATTTTAAATAGCGATGTATTTAAAAAAGCTGTTGCTAACCTCAAAGAAGAATATATGCAAAAGTGGGAAAACTCCTCTGAAGCTGATAGCAGTTTTAGAGAAGATTTACACAAAGCAATCAGAATTTTGCCTGAAGTAGAGAAACATCTTAGGATTATTATTGAAAAAGGCAGAATAACGAAAACTCAATTAGACAAGATAAGAAGCATAACTAGGTAATAAACCTTGAGCTTTCCTAGTCTTTTAGAGTAAAATTCAAACATTATTTACACAATGAGGTAAAAACATGGCAACAACGGAAAAACCGACTGCATTAAGAACAAATTTAAAACAGGCAGAAGAAGCATTTACTACTTTACTGACTCCTGAAGAAGAAGCACCAGTAGAAGAAATTGTTGAAGCTGTCGAAGAATCTGTAGAAGAAATCGAGGAAGTTACCGAAGAACCAGAAATGGAAGCGGAAGCTGCCGAAGAAGTCGAAGAAACAGAAGAAGAATATCTTGAAGAAGATCAAGATGAGTCACAAGAAGATCAAGTAGAGCTTTTGGATGACGAGCAACCTCAACTTTATACCATTAAAGAAAATGGCGTTGAAGTAGAAGTCACACTCGAAGAACTCCAAAACGGCTACAGTCGTCAGCAAGACTATACACGCAAGACTCAAGAATTGGCTAATCAACGTAAAGAGATTGAAAGCCAACAAGCAGAGTTAAGGCAAAAGGATGACATTTATAAGGATTTGTTACCGAAACTTGAAGCTAATTTAAAAGCTGAGTTAGGTGAAGAACCAGATTGGAAAGCTATATATGACGAAGATCCTATTGCTTATGTTCGTGAAAAAGATGTTTGGAACGAAAAACAAAAACGCTTGGATGCAGCTCAAGCTGAACAGCAAAGAATCAGAGATGAGGAACTTGCTGAACAACAAAAACAAGTTAAAGAATTTGTTGAGCTTGGTAATCAAGAGTTATTGAAAAAAGTTCCAGAATGGAAAGATTCTGAAAAAGCTAATTCTGAAAAGATAGCTATTAGGGATTACGCCATAAACATTTTAGGATTCACGCCACAAGAAATGGATCAAGTTTATGACTACCGCATTTTGTTAGGTTTAAGAAATTCTTGGTTGCATGATAAAACTATCAAGGCAACAAAGAAAAAGCCAACGCAAAAAGCACCAGCCAGAGTAGCTAGACCTGGTACTGCCAATCAAGTTAAGAAAACAACTCCTTTGAAAAAGTCAAAACAGAAATTAGCTAAATCTGGCAAAGTCCAAGATGCAGCTAAAGTATTTGAAAATTTAATTTAATTTCTAGCGAAAGCTAGAAGGAGTATATAAACATGGCTAAAGTCACAAACGCCTTTGACACTTATACTGCGACTGCTGACAGAGAACAATTAAGTGATGTTATTTATAACATCTCTCCTACAGCAACTCCTGTAATGAGTGCCATTGGTAAAAACAATGTAAAAAACGTGCAATTCGATTGGCAAGTAGAATCTCTGCCAACTCCAAGTGCAACTGGGAAACTAGAAGGTTTTGAACTTTCAAGAGCAGCTTCGACTGCTACTTCTAGGGTAAGCAACGTGTGTCAAATCAGCAGCAGAGATGCTACTGTTACTGGCTCACAAAATGCTTCTGATGCTGCTGGCAAAAGAAGTGAAATGGCACACCAATTAGCCCTTATGGCTAAAGCGTTGAAAAGAGATATGGAAGAAGCCTTAACTCAAAACAATGCTAAAAACGCTGGTAACGCTACTACTGTTAGACAAACAGGTGGTCTAGAAACTTGGATTACCACTAATAAGTCTATTGGTACTAATGGTGTTTATGGCGGAAGTGGTGCAGCTACTACTAATGGAACGCAAAGAGCTATTACTGAAGCTCTTGTTAAGACTGTGCAACAGGCTTGTTTCACTAATGGTGGTGAGCCTTCATTGCTAGTTGTTGGCCCTCACGTGAAATCAGTTGTATCTGGTTTTACTGGTAGAAGTTCAGCTAGACAGTTTGTAGATGCAAACACTATTGAAGCGTCTGTATCTATTTACTCTGGTGATTTTGGAGAACTACAAGTAGTTCCTTCAAACAGAAGTAGAGCTAGAACTGCCTTACTATTAGATCCTGAGTACGCAAAAGTTTCTTATCTTAGAGATTTTGAAACTATTGACATCTCAACTATTGGTGATGCTGAAACTAAAATGTTAGTGGTTGAATTCGGTTTAGAAGTGAGCAACGAAGCTGCTCATGGAGCTGTATACGACTTATCTACATCATAAGTATAATTAAGGGGGGTGAGTAATCACCCCTCTTTTTTAAGATGGCAAAAAGAACAGTAATAGACACCAGAACAAACTTTGTTAGCGAGTTCGCTACAGAAGATGATAAGTTTGTTTATCACACCAAACAAAACGTAGCTCCAATTTTGAAGCACGTTAAAGACTTAAAAGAAATAAAACCAGGTAAAGAATTACGCCATGTTGCGGAAGTACCTATGGTAATATATCAAAAAGCTATACGAGAAGGTTGGGCGAACGATAAAGCCAAATGGAAAAAATGGTTAAACGATCCCAACAATAAACTTTTCAGAACATGGCAAGGTAAATTATGACGTACGATGATTTAAAAACACAGATAGCAGATTTTCTAAATAGAAGTGATTTAACTTCTAAATTGGATTTTTTTATTGATGCTACTGAAGGTGAACTTAACAGAAGATTAAGAACCAAAGACATGGTAGTTAGAGCAACTGCAACTGCTGATAGTCAATATTTATCTTTACCAACTGACTGGTTAGAAGCTATAAACATAGAAATTACCTCTGGTGATTTCACACCTTTATTACAACAATCCATAGAATCTTTAGATGTTTATAGAAAAGCTAACGACAATACTTCTGGACAACCAGTCTTTTTCTCTATTGTTGATAAAACTTTAGAGTTAGCACCTACACCTGACACAAGTTATACATTACAATTAACTTATTATGCTTCGATAGCAGCGTTGAGTAGCACAAACACTACTAACTTTCTATCGACAGGACACCCAGATGTTTATTTATATGGCTGTCTAAAACACGCTTCGATCTACTTAATGGAAGATGAGCGTGTAAGTATGTTTTCTCAGTTGTTTGAAAAAGCACTAGAGGAAATGAGAATGGAACAAGAACGTGCTGAATTTGGCAAAGGCTCTTTAATACCAAGAAGAAGAACTTATGGCAAGGCACACAAAACAACTTATCATTTTAAGAGTTGAGGTAAGATATGTCAGGATTTAGTGATTATTTAGAAGATAAAGTTTTAGACCATGTATTTGGTGGTAATGCTTATTCAGCACCAGGTACTTTATATGTAGCTTTATATACTGTTGCACCATCTGATACTGGTGGTGGTACAGAAGTTTCTGGCGGAGCTTACGCTAGACAAACAGGAGCATTTACTGTTTCTGGTACAAACCCTACAACTGCAACAAATTCAGCAGCTATTGAATATCCTACAGCTACAGCCAATTATGGAACTGTTGTTGCTGTTGGTATTTTAGACGCTCTTTCTGGCGGTAATTTATTAGCTTACTCTACTTTAGACGCTTCAAAAGTCGTAAGTAGTGGTGATGTTTTTAGATTCAATGCTGGAGATCTTGATATAACGCTGGCGTAACATCATGGCCAGTATCGGCTATAATCAGGGTTACTACAGTAGATCCAAATATAACGAATTAGCACACCAAGCTGAAGCCACAATAGCTGGCGTTAGCGGTGTTAGTGCATCTGGCGTTATCATCAAACTTGGCGCAGGTACTATTGCAGGTACAAGTGGTTTTAGTTCTATAGGTACACAATTAGATTTAGGTACAGCAACTATTCAAGCTACATCTGGCTTCAGTTCTGTAGGTACACAAATTGATGCTGGTAAAGTAACTATAGCTGGTGTTTCTGCCTTCAGTTCTACTGGTCGTTTAGTTATTGCTGCTTCACAAACTATTGCAGCAACTTCTGGTTTTACTTCAGTCGGTACACAAATAGATGCTGGTGCTGCTACGCTTGCAGCAATCTCTAGTTTTAGTTCTATTGGTGGGTTAAAATGGACAGACCAAATAGTTTCGGCAGATACTTGGACAGAACAAACTGTAGCAAGTGATACTTGGACAAACCAAACAAATCCGACAACTACTTGGACAGATTTAGACGAACAAGAAGTGGCATAATATGGCAGATACAACAACAACGAATTTATCACTTATAAAACCAGAGCCAGGCGCAGCCGAAGATACTTGGGGTATTTCTTTAAATACTGATTTAGATACGATTGATGCAATATTTAGTGGAACAGGAACGCCAGTTTCATTAAATATTGATGGTGGAGATATAGCATCTGCTGTTGTAATTAACAAATCGCCAGTCATAACATTAGGTGGCGATCTTTCTGGAAATGCTACTTTAACCAATTTGGCTAGTGCTACTTTAACTGCAACTGTTGGTACTTTAAATCAAAGCACTACAGGAAATGCAGCTACCGCTACAGCATTGGCTACTGCCAGAACAATTGGCGGTGTATCTTTTGATGGTACAGAAAATATTAATTTACCTGGTGTAAATACTGCTGGCACACAAGATACTTCTGGTAATTCTGCAACCGCAACTGCTTTAGCTACAGGTAGAAACTTTTCTCTAACTGGTAATGTTACTGCTAGTGCAGTTTCTTTTGATGGCACAGGTAATGTTGCTTTAGCAACTACCCTTGCTGACAGCACAGTAACTTCTGCTAAGTTAAGTGGCGCATTGACTACACCATCTGATCTAACTGTAGGCGGTGCTTTTACTTCTCAAGGTATAGACGATAATGCTGATGCTACTGCTATAACTATTGATAGTAGTGAAAACGTAGGTATTGGAACTACTACAGGAGATGTTAGAAGTGATGGAAATGCCAATAGAACTTATGTAAGTATTATCGGTAATGCTAACAGAGGTGTTTTAAATATTGGTTCAACAGCTTCTGCAGGTGCTGATGGTGGAAAAATAACTTTTGTTAATGGTACTAATGCAGTTGGAGAAATATATGTAGACCCTGACTCAGGAAGTCAAACTAATGGCTTTATGACTTTTAGCACAAGTAATACAGAAAGAATGAGAATTGATTCTTCTGGCAGACTTGGAATAGGAAGTACATCTCCTGATGCAATGTTAAAGGTAGTTTCTAACAGTAATGCTTATGCTGCAAGTTGGATAAGAGGTGACCAATTTGGATTAAGAGTATCTGCTGGTAGTACAAGTAGTCATTATGCTTTAAGGGTAGCTAATGCAAGTGATTCTACTCTTGCAACATTTAATGGCGATGGAAATGTTGGTATAAATACTTCAGCTCCTTCAGTAAAATTAGAAGTGCATGAAAATGTAGGAACTGTATATGCAGCTAGATTTTTTCATGGCTCTAATCCTAGTAGCAGTCCACCACAAATTATGAGATTGGATTTTTATTACACGCCAAATAATGGAACGTCAGAATTTTTAAAGTGTAGAGATTCTTTAAATGGCACTCCTGTTAATCGAGCTGTAATAATGTCAAATGGTGGTATTGGTAATTTTACTACTAATGACTTTAATTATTCTGATGAAAGAATGAAGAAAGACATAAGTAATGCAACAGCACAGTTAGACAATGTAAAAAAATTACAATTAAAAACTTTTCGCTATAAAGAACAAGAAGCTAGTGAGCCTACAAATTTAGGTGTAATTGCACAAGATATCCAAACAGATTTTCCAGCTCTTGTAACTGAGCAAGGAGAAGGAGATGAAGCAAGGTTAGGAGTTAAAGAGCAACAAATTATGTGGATGGCAGTTAAGGCTATTCAAGAACAACAAGATATCATAGACGATTTAAAAACTAGACTAGAGACTTTAGAAGGATAATATGGCAATTAACTATACATGGGATGTTAAAACTGTAGATGTTAAAGAAATAGACAGCAACGCTGATACTGTCTTTAATGTTCATTGGAGACTTACTGGAACTGATGATACTAATACTGTTAAAGATTCAGAAGGGAATAATATACCTGCTACTGCTTCAGTATATGGAACACAACCTTTAGACACTTCAGACTTATCAGGCTTTACTGCTTTTGCAGATTTAACTGCAAGTGATGTACAAGGTTGGGTTGAAGCAGCTATGGGTGCAGATGAAGTTCAAGTTAAAAAAGATAGTCTTGATGCTCAGATTAATGAATTAGTAAATCCTGTAGTACAAACAAAAACAATAGGTGGTTAAAATAATATATAATTTCTAATTATGGCAGATACAAATACGACCAATTTATCATTAGTTAAACCAGAAGTAGGCGCAAGTACGAATACATGGGGTG